TTTTTTTTTTTTTTTTTTTTTTTTTTTTTTTTTTATTGTTTTCTTATTTTTATTTTTTTTATTTTTTATTGTTTTCTTATTTTTATTTTTTATTGATTTCTTATTATTTCCTGCTATTTTTAATCCAACCATTTCTCCTACAAGTTCATCATCTTCTTGTTCTTCTTTTTCTTCTTTTTCTTCTTGTTCAAAATCACATGAACCGGAATAAGAACATGTATCATCAAGAATATTTAGTCTAAAATATATATTATCACTAGCACCAGGGTGGTGAAGTAGAGTTTGTTCTATTAATTGATCTATTAAATTACTTGTAATTCTAGGAACTAATTCACTTAAAGTAATGTTATCGGGTAGGTTCCCGTTCCCGCCCGAAAAATTAATACGACATGGTCTTGGTATTAAGGATCCAGTGGGGATTGGTATAAACGACATATATTCATCTCCTATACTAAGTCCTGGAGTTAATATATTAAATCCATTAAAATATATTGCGGGGCCAACTGGTGCCATAAGAGATATTTCTGTTCCTCCCGTATAATATTTATCATATCCTTTATAATTAGGGAAATACTTGAATGCCCCCTTACGATAAAAACCTTCACATTTTTGCCCAATGCGAAATCTAAGAGCTTGTGTATGTTCATTATAAGTTGAAATTACTTCTGATATTCGTTCTTCATCAATTTTTGGAGAAAATGTTGTTAAAATTTTCTCCGATACTTGATCTTCTACATAAGTACATACACCCGATTTAACGCATAATAAATTAATTTCTTCTTTTGCATATCTGCTTGGTAAAGATGCTCCATGTCCAAAAATAGTAACATATGCATCAATAATAAATGTATCCTCGCATGTATTTTCTCGTGGCATTTTTTGTATTTTGGTAAGGTTTTCAATAGCTTGTAAAGAACCTATTGCATTTTCACTTATTTTTTCAGCATCCTCATGAGTATATGTTGCTAGATGCATAGCATCATTTTCTTTTTCCATATATTCAGCTTGTTGTTTTTCTAGTATTGGGTCTTTACTTTGAGACATATATATATATATATATATATATATATATATATGTGTGTAAGATTTTATAAATTATTTGCAAAACTTTTATTCTATGAAGAAATATTTTTAGAAAATAATCCTAAAGTAGGTGTTTCAAATGTCTAATTGTAAATGTCTAAAAAGTATAAAGAAAAATAAGATTAATCTCATTTTTGCATGAACAATTTGCGGATAAATAAATTTGTAAAAATGCAACGAGTATCAAAAATCATTTTGGTCGTTATAATTCTAAGTAAATGGATTATTAACTAATTTACTTAATCCTTTATCTCCTTTTTTATCAATAACAATACCATCTCCTTCAAATAGTTCTTTACGAATATAATCTATATCAATTGGACCTCCTCCATTATTTTGCATAAATGTCTTTTCTTGGCTTGTTGAATTTATTCCAACTAGATTACCATCATTATCAATATTTTGTGTAAGAACATTGCCGCTTTTTTCGGCATTTTTGATATTCTCTTCAATTGCTCGTTTTTTAGTTTCTTTAATTCTTTGGTCAAAAATGGCTTTAGCATTCTTTTCATTATCAATTTTTTGGTGCATCAATTTATTCAACTCTTCTTCCATATGTTCTACTTTAGCAGTTTTGTATGCATCTGGTTCCCATAGAAGCCAAGTCCCTACAGGTCCAACAAAAATATCAATACTGTCATCAGTCTCGCGAAGAAGTTTAGCTCTTAGTTCGGCTTCTTCTTGAGTGGAGTAGCTGCCGCGAATCTTTACGCTTCTAACAGAAGTTTGGAAATTGTGTTGGATATTGAATTCTTTCTCTAATTCTTCTTCATTTTTGTCAATAAATCCTTTATATTCATCTGTAATAGGAGTGGATTTAATAAGTTGTTTTTCTTCTTCAACAAAATCTTCGTAATCTTTCATAACAACTTCAGCATTTAATTTATATTTAAAACTAAGAAAATTGACAAATTGTGAAAATTTTTCCATACTTTTAGTAAAGTCATATGTTTGAAGAAATTGTTCAAATAAAAATTCATTTTTATCTTTTAGAATTTTTTCTGGAGATAAAAAAGATACGCAGCAAAAATTTTGTCCAGAAATAGATTTATCAACATCTAATACATCAACATATTTAGGTTTTTTATCCATTTTATCCATTTATATTATTATATAACATTATTTTTAAATTTAAACGACTAAAATATATTTTTATATTTCTGTAATATATAAAATGCTTGATAATCTTTTTGATATGTCTGAATTAATTAAAAGAATAATAAAATATTTGGTAATGGGATTTATGATTTCTTTATGTTTATTTTTTATTCCTAAAAAATCAATATCTTATGATGAAATTGCTTTAGTATCTTTGTCTTCTGCTGCTATTTTTAGTATAATGGACACATATTTACCATCATTTTCAAATTCCGTAAAAACTGGAGCTGGTATTGGTGTTGGATTGCAATTAGTAGGAGCTCTATAATTTTTATCTGAGTCATAACGATGTAATTACCGTCGCAATATTTTTGTTAGCATATGTGATAACAAAAACAATAACTAAGAATTATTAACAATATCATCTAGATACTATGAGAACACATCTGATAAAATAGACGATTTTGAAGATATAATACAATTTGAGATATACATGCTAATAATAGAGGCCATACCATTTTAAGATCACGATTTTTAAATAATGTATAAATGCATGATATTACTAAAATAATAAGAACAAGAAAACTAATGATTGTTAAAGCATAAAACCAAAGACAGTATTTTTGAGGTAATGGTCCGGCAATATCAAACATATTATATTATATTAAAACATAATAATATTATTTATATTAAATAATTATTTAAATAAATTAAAATTATAAAAAATTCTCTAAATAATTTATAGTAAAAAGTTAATTTTTAGACTGACTAAGAATTTCACTTTTAGACATTTACACATTTGCAACAAAAATTTTCATACGAATTATTTCTTAGTTAGTCTAAATTTCTATTTCCATGGGTGTTTGATTATTTTTTTTTAAAATTTTATTAATACCTTCTGGTATATAATCAATAATATCTTCATCTTCATTGGGAATAAATAATTCAATTAGAACTATTAACAAAACATTATTATTTGGTTGTTTAACTGCTCTAACTACACCTATACCTCCTTTATTGCTATTATTATACATAAATACTGATTTGAATTTATCATGAATTTCATAATTTTTAATTATAAATTTAGGATTTCCTAAACTATACAATAATGAATTTAACGAATTAGCTGTTTTGTTAATAATTTCAAAATTTTTATGATGACATAATACAGATAAATTTATAGAAATATTAAATGCATTATCATGAGTTACTCTATTAATATTTATAACACAATTTCCCATAATACCATTCATTAATATTGGTTTTAGAGCAGTCTTATTCATATTTTTAATATTTTTAATAGATGTCTTTAATTGATTGGTAATATGAAGTTCATTTGATTTTTTTTCTTCTGATCTTTTTATATAAGTCATTCTCCTTCTTCTTGGAGGAGTCATGCTAATAGAATAATAATCTGGAGATACATTTCGTTGAGTATTATTATATTTCCTTCTTCTTAAAGGAGATAGACTTATTGAACTCCATCTAACTTTTTTAACATGTGTTTTTTTTATAGTTTTGTATTTTTGAGAAGTATGTCTATGTTTTTTAGTAGTTTTATATGTTCTTTTTGTATTATTTTTTTGACTTTTTGTATTATTTTTTTGACTTTTTGTATAATATTTATTGGTATGTTTTTTTAATTGTTTTCTATATTCTCTTAATATTAATTTTTTTTGAGTTTTATTTTTAGGTTTATATATTTTAAAAAGAGACTGTTCTTCTCTCTTAGTTATTTTTATTTTTGGCATTATATAATGAGTATTGAAAATTATTTATTTTGATAGAATAAATAATTTTATTTTATTTCAGGATTAAAAATTTCATTTTCATCTGGTTCATAAGTTTTTAGATATAAAACCATTTTATTTGCTTGTTTCAATTTTTCGGTAATAGAGATGAGTTTAGATTTTGTACCAATCCATATTTTTTTCAATTTTGGATGTTTTTCAATTTTGAAATATTCTCGTGGATATTTTGAATTTCGTTCATCATAATATACTACATATTTTTCCAACATTGTCTGAGTTATCCCTTCTGGTAAAGGTTTAGCATTGAATTTTCTTTGTCTTTTTTTTGATTCTTCTTTTTTTGAATTTTCCATAGAATATAATATATAATAATCTATGATAATATTATTTTTTTAATGGGAACATTAAATATTGTGCTGCACCATTGACTAAATCCAGTTCCATGAGAATATTTTGAAAAAGATATAACTTCATTTGAATATCCAATTGTATAAAAATCCAATAATGTAAACATTATACCATTATCTGTTTTTATAGAAGATTCTCCAAGATGATTTATTTCATTTAACTGATAAATACAATTAGAAAAATTATTTTTTATTATTAATTTTACGTCATTATTATCACTGCATATAAAATATTTTTTATTAGGATTTAGATTAAGTTTTAAAGTATTGGAAATAATATCTGTAAATGAATTGTGCATTTTAGTTTTTTTATCTATTAGATATTCATCACCACATCTAATATGAATAACTCCATAGTTTTTAAAAGATAAATTGTGTTTTTTAAATCTTAATATAATATTATTTTGCATAAGTTCATTTGGTAAAATTTTGGATTTAATTAAATTTTTTCCAATAGGACTTATATTTTCAAAAATCGGATAAGAATTACACATCATATAATGAGTTGTTTCATTAATATTATTTAAGTAATTTATAATTTCTTTAATAAAATTTTCATTTGAAGTTACTAAATTAAAATTATTATTTTGAAAAAAGTGTATATTTTCATAATTAATTGTAGTGGATTCATTATTATCACACATATTTTCAAATGATAATTGTGAAGATTTTTCAGTATTTGATTTAATAAAAGGTCTAATATATTGTGACATAGGATGATTTTTAAAATCAATATCAAATTCTAAATTTAAAATAACTGTTAGTTGCATTAAACAGAAGCACCCTCTTAAAAAATCTCCTAAACCTGGTGCTTTTGAATTTGTATATTGTAATTGATAAACATTTACAATTTTTTTTAATATTTTATTATTAAAATTATTTTTAATATATTTTATTAAACTCATATATAATCTAATAAAATATTAAAATTATATCTACAAAATTTAACATTTATTATACTATAAATTCAAATTTTTAAACCTCTTTTTTACACCTATTTAACATTCAAAAACCTCATCGGGTAGGAGTTTCAAATATATAAAGATATAAAATAAATTTACCAAAGCATACTTCGTAAGAGAATATTAAACATTTTAATAATATTTCTTAGTAGAATTAAGGTCAACTTAATATGGTTGTTGTTTTTGTTGCGATTGTGTTTTATTGGATGAAGAAGAAGTTTTTATAACTTCCATAGCCATTACAAATATAGCAAGCATTAGTAAAAATGGGAGAAGAACTAAAAACCAAGAAATAGTTTTATATCCTTTTACACATAAAAAGTTCAAAAACCAAGTCCATGCTAAAACAAATAACCCTTTGACAATAACAGATGATGCAGACATTCCTTTGAAAATAATTATAATTAAACTAAAAACAGAAATAACTAAATAAACCATGGCAGGGGTGCAAATTTTTGGAGTATTCATTATATATATTAAAAAGATAATATTTTTATAAGGACCAGAAAATATGTATTAAAGAAAAATAGGACACGAAAAATCAATAAGAATTATTTATAAGTTGCTAATTTAGAGCAACACCGATTTTATTTTCTGGTTTATTTAGAAAATAAAATATTTTCATAACTCATTTACCGATAAAAGATTATGACAAGTTTGCAAATAAAATTGGTGGTACTCTAAATGTTTAAATGTGTAAAAAATGTAAATCGGCTAAAAATAACTATATTTACTATATACGGTAAGATAAAGTATATAAATTATTTTTATAATATATAATATGCTTTTTTTACCGGTTTCAACTGGAGAAGCGGTTGATAAATTAACTATATTAGATATTAAAACAAATAGAATAACTGATGATAATAAAAAAAATAATGTAAAAATTGAATATGATTTGTTATATGAAAAACTTAAAGATTTTATTGAAACTAATATACAACTATATAGTTCAATGAAAAAAGTAAATATATTAATTTGGGATATGATGGATATTTTAAGAGATGGTTCATTAAAAGATGAAGAATATACTAATTTATGCAGAAAATGTATAAAATATAATGATATTCGTTTTAGAATAAAAAATAGAATAAATTATGTTACTCAATCTATTTTAAAAGAAGAAAAGGGATATAAAACTACAATTTTTGTTATTGAAATTAATAAGAAGGATATTGATAAAGATTTTATTTATTTAATGAAAAAACCTATTATTTATAATTCTCTTTTTTATGATGAAGTTTATATAATATCTAAGAATGAGATAATGTTAAATGAATTTAAAAAAGAATTAAAAAATGTTTATACAATTAAATTTGAAGAGGTTTCAGAGAAAGAATTATTATTAGATAAAGTTATATTTGAAGATACTTTATATAATAAAGATGAAATTTATCAAATTTTTAATATTTCTGATAATATTATGAATGAAATATTATGAATATTTAATGAGTTAATTTTTTATTCATAAAATAAATTTTATCATTTGATTTTTCATTAATTATAAAACCATTCTTTTTATATAATTTTATAGCTTTTTCATTATTAGTATCTACACTTAAATTAATTTCATCTATATTAACAAAATTTAGGGTATAATTTAATAACAAATTTCCTAAATTTAATCCGTGATAAAAACTGTCTAAATAAATTCCAAACCAATATTTATTTTCATCTTTAACATAATCAATATGAGTATATCCAAAATATATTTCTTTTGTTGTGTCATAAAATAAATATGTATTTATATGTGAATCAATACATTTTGAATCTCTTTTATTAAAATAACGAAAATATCTATTATCAATTATTTTAATAAAACAATCTAAGATATAAATATTATCATTTGTAATTTTAACAACTTTTATATTTTTTATATAAAGAATAAATTCAAAAATTATTTTTACTATTTTTAATTGTTCTTCATTTGTAATATTTGGAGATGAAGGTATCATTATAATTTCTCTATTTAAAATATCTGAATTAATATCATTGTTTTCAATATCTATTAAATGTGTATGTTTATTTATTGGATAAAAAAATGGACGAATATCAATATCATTATTTTTAAAAAAATCGTTTGTTTCTTTAATTGATTTTGTATTTCCTATAATTCTTAAAGAAAATATCCAATCACTACTTTGAGTATTATCTTCTTTTTCAAATAAAACGATTTTATTATCTTTAATTAAAAAATCTAACAAATTCTCGTAATTTTGAAAAATGTTTCGTTTATTGTTTAATATATTATCAATATCATTTAATTGATCATATAAAAACCCTGCTTCTATATTTGTCATTCTATAATTATATGCATGAATATTGTGTAAATATTTTATATCCGATGACATACCTTGAGAATATACTTGTTTAATATAATTATAGACATCTTCATTCATAGTTAAAAATAACCCCCCTTCTCCAGTTGTTATTATTTTATTTCCATAGAATGATGCAGATGAACATAAAATGTCGCAACTTGAACCAGAATAAATACCATCATATTTTCCAAATAATCCTTCACAATTATCTTCAATAAAAATTAAATCTGGTCTTATTTTTTTCAATCTAGGTACATTAATAATATTCCCTAGATTATGAACTATTAATAATGCAGAATTTTTATCAAGATTTTTAATATATTCTTCATCTGTATCTATATTCCAAGTTTTTAAATTCATTTTCATTACTTTTAAATTTTCTATATTATATACCATTAAAGCACAATTCCAAGATGCAATATAAGCATTATTTGGAACATATATAGTTGTTATTTCTGGATATTTAAATTTAAGAGATAAAAATAAACAATGAGTTGCACATGTACCATTTGCCATTAATATTGCATAATTAATATTTAATAATTCAACTATTTTATTGGTACTTTTTTGAATATATTCTCCGTGATTTGAAATCCATCCAGAATTAATCGCGTGAATTGCGGATGTCTTATATGAATTTATTTCGGGTTCATAAATATTAATCATATTACTAATATTAAATATTATTATTATTTTATTATGTAAATTACGAGTAAAATTTCCGATGAAAAAATAAATTACGGACATTGTCCTATATTATACCATTTCTCAATTGAAAAGCCGATTTTAGGAGGAGTTTTGAGTTAGGATGGAGATAAATTTTTGGCATTTGAAATATAAAAAATGTCTAATTCTTCAATGGTATAAATATTACAATTATGATAAATTTAAAATGCACTTACATATAAAGATTATATTATACAAGACATTACTTGAGATCTTTTTAATGATAGATATTCTCTATCAGATGGGTTTTCAACTTCAAATGCTCTACATCCATATATAAAAACTTTATTTGTTTTAAGTTTTTGCATTATATTAAGTGGATATACAATACAACAAAAACATGAATCTATAACATGAATTATATCTGATTTTTTGATAATATCAATATAATATGCTATTGGTAAATTTATATATCTTTCTGCTATATTATATTTTGAATTATCTATTGAATAGACATTTTTATTAGCACAAATCATTATATATTCTTCATTATTTTTATAAAGATTAATTGTTTTGTCAAAGTTTATTTCTTCTATAGAGCTTTTTGAGTGTATAAATATAATTTTATAATTTTTTATTTCATTATAATAATCTATACTTTTTTCAGAACTATTTATATTAAAATAATGTAAGCATATTAATATATCAAGACCTATCTCTTTATAAAAATTATTTAAAGTGGTGTATTTGGATTTTACTAAATTATATGGTTTATATTTTTTCAGTTGAGGATGAGTTATTTTAGATTTCATATTTTTTTCTAAATTACAATCACCACTAATAAATATATCTGCATTAGGATTTGTAATTATATTATTTAAATTAGTGTCAAATTCAATTTCAGTATAAAACGGAATTACTTTTCCATATTCTACTCCTTCAAATAATAATTTAACATTATCTATATATGTTTTTTTACATAATACATAAATAGTTTCATAATAATATAATAAAAAATTAACAGCTCCTATATTAATTATATTGTCTCCTAATCCAAGATGAGAGATTAAATATGCTTCAGATTGTTTGACTATATCTAATTCAGGTAATGGTTTAGGTATTGAAAAATATGCTTGCCTGAGTTTTATAGAATATTTTATACTGTTATTAAATATTCTGTTAATATTTATATCTTCTATTTGTCTTTGTTTAAATTGTCTTTGTTTATTTATTAAATATTGTTTTTTTAATTTATCTAAATTATATAAATTTATCATATAATAAATATATATAAATTTTTCATCAAAAATTAGATTACTAATAAGAGATATTACACTTTTAGACATTTAGACCGACGAAGAATTAAAATGGGACGATGTCCCATTTAATTCTTCTAAAGGGAACCCAATTGCCGATTTAAAATCGGGACAGCGTCCCATTTTAAATCTTCAATTGTGTAAAACGCCGACTTTAGGAGGCGTTTTGAGTGCTAAATAGGTGAAGACTTCGGGCAATTTAATTGTCCGAAGGTGTAAGACGGATTTCTTAGATCTATCATATAAGATTTGTCAAGTGTATTCATTTTAATACCCCATTTTTTACATAATAAACTTAAAATAGTTTGATCATGTCTATTTTCAATAAATGACGAGTCATTTTTTTCAAAAATACAAATAGAATCTGTTAAAATTCTATCATCTTGAGAATATGTCATCCATTCACTAATAAATTTTATAGGATTAAATGATTTTCTAAGTAAAATAAGTCCACCCCAAACTTGATTTGTATTTTTTACACTTTCTCTAAATTGACCTTTAGGAATATTCATTAAAGTATATGCATCAGTTTTAGTCCATTGTTTTTCTATATGTGTTCCACTATTTGGTTTATTTGAATATACACCTATATTTTTTCCTATTAAGATATCATTTTCAAAATCTCTAACATTTTTATTCCATATATATTTACTATCATTATAGCATAATATATCTCCTTCATTTAATTCCAATAAATGTTTGAATATTATATATGGTTTCCATATCCAATAACCCGCACCTTTTGATTGTTTTAAAATATTATTATTTTTAATTTTAAAATGAGAATCTATATCTTCCATTGTATATATTTTTGCAAAATCAAATCCTCCTATAGTTAAAGCAGATTTTATATTTTGTTCTGCATAAGACATATATTCTGGAGTTGCAAAAGTTATAAAATGATATTTCATATAATATAAAAATACAAAAATACAAAAATACAAAAATAATATTTACACAATTGAAGTGAATTTTTTATTAATTATTCTTTACATATTTATACATTTACACCTTTAGACATTTAGAGAAATACCGATTTGTCGTAGTCTTTTCTAGGTAAATGAGTTATACAAATATTTTATATTTCTAAATAAACTAGCAAATAAAATCGGCTTTTCTCTAAAATTTAAAATTTAGGACGTTTTTGAGTGATAAATATGTGAAAACTTTAGATAACTAATTGTCCAAAGGTGTAATATTATAACATTTGCGACAAACAGGCATATAGTTATCCACCCCAACTAAAGTCTGACAAACATCGTGTGCCAATCTTAGAGAAAATAATGCTCTTGTTCCATCTCTACAAAAACCGCAAAGAGCAGTCATTTTTACAACACTATCGGCATGTGGTATTAAATCCAACACTTCTCCGAATTTATTTTTGCGAAAATCTCCATCCAGTCCGGCAATATATATTTTTTTGTTTTTTTCAAGCAAAGAAAGTACAAAATATGTTAAATTTTGGAAAAATTGTGCTTCATTTATTAAAATAACTTCTGCATCCAAGATTTCAGGATTTTCCAAAAGTTCGTTTAAATCATATACCTGAATGCACGGTATCTTTACTTTATCATGAGAAGACATCATTTCTGCACCATATCTTGTGTCAAATGAATGATTGATTACACAAGCAGGGATATTGCAAAATTTGTTTTGTTTATAAATTTCAATCAATCTGCTGGTCTTTCCTGAAAACATACAACCCAAAAATATTTCTAAATGTCCGCTCATTGTTTTAATTTATATTTTTTATAATAAAATATAAATCATTTTTATTTATTTTTTGTTATAAAAAAATAATAACAAAATATAATAAGATAATCTAAGAAAATAATTTTATTTTATTTATATAATGGAAAATGAAAACAAAAAGAATGAGAAATTTTATAAAATGAAACAAGACCGTAGAGAAAAAAAACGAACTGATAAAAGAAGCGTATCTCCAGACGAAGTCATTTATATCTTTGAAAAAATATTGGAAGGATGGAAAACCATACGAATATATAATACCATAATACAAAATAACCCAAAATCACAAATTACTAAAAAAAAGGTTGAAACCATTTCAACTGGAAATTGCAAAATATTTCAAACAGAATGCACTACTGAAAAATACCAACTTTATTTAGAATTGAGAGAGAAAATTTATCATATGAAAAAAGACGAAAAAAATCAAAGGGATGAGAAAATGATAACTAATATTTAATTTCTTAGTTTATTGTATAATGATAACTTTATTTGGATTTTTATTAATAATAACAATATTTTTTATTGTTTATTCTTCAGAATTTAAAATTACAGAAGGATTTGGTGGAGGAGGTCATGGTGGAGGAGGTCATGGTGGAGGAGGTCATGGTGGAGGAGGTCATGGTGGAGGAGGTCATGGTGGAGGAGGTCATGGTGGAGGAGGTCATGGTGGGGGAATTGGACATATCGGAAGATATGGAGGATTTGGAAGAGGTTGGAGATACGGAGACTATTATGGAGGTGGTTCAAATTCATTCTGGTGGCCGTATTATTCAAATCCATATCCATACTACACATATGTATCAACTTATTATCCAAAAAAACAAAATACAACATCTACAAATTTATATATAATTATAATTTTAATACTATCAATTGCATTAGTATGTGTAGCAATATTCAAATAATTTTTTAACTATAAGAGTGTATTTAATTTTCTTAGATTAAATATTACACCGACCAAAAAGAAAAATGAGACAAACTTTTTATAAAAAATAAAAAAATGTTATTCTCCTTTTCAATAGTGTAAAAGCAGCCAAAAGGGCATTAGACTATTTGACATTAGGTTAGTCTATTTTATTGGAATTTGTATTCTCTTCTATATTTTTCAGGTCTTTCTCTCGTTCTCTCACAACTTTATTATCAAAATCTTCTTTTAATTCAAAAATAATATTGTCTTTTTTGATGATGACTTCATTTTTTACTTCTATTTCATTTTTCAATTCTTGTACTTCTTTATTCAACTTATACTCCCCTGTAAGACGAATTTCTTTGATTACTTCGCAACACCAATCCTGAAATTTTTCCGCTATAGGATTTTTTCTTACACTAAATAAAACTTTATATAAACCTTTTTCAGTTAAAAATGTTACAGTAGAATTTCCAGAGTAAGGATTGCTTACGCATTTCTTTTGAGTTTCATTATAATCTTTTATTGTTACTCTAATATTACTTAATCCTAAGATTTCTCCAATATCACTTGCTCTAAATAATGGTTCTTCAGGAGTTCCTTTAATTGTAATTTCTGTATGTAAGTTATTTTCACTAAAGGCTTTACACCATTTCTCATTCAAAACGCCCATCTTTTAGTGGGCGTTGAGTGAGAAATTGGGGAGACTTTGGGCGTTTTCAATGCGCAAAGGTGTAATAATTTCCATAACTTGTAATACCATATATTACACATTCTTTTTAGAGCGACGCCGATTTTAAGTGCCGACTTTGGATACTATTTTATTAGTAAATGAGTTATAATTTTCTTTTATTTGCTAAATAAACCAGCAAATAAAAACGGCGTTGCTCTAAATAGTTTTAATGCATATATTAAATTACATCTCTTTAGTGTTGTTTTTAAGAGATTGGTTTATTTAATTATCATATACTTTATCCATTAGAATTAAAAATTCTAAGAAAAAATATATAGTTTCTTAGAATAAATTATTGTTTATTTTAATTTTATATCCAAAATTAAAATAAAATATCAACAAAAAATAATGATAGCATAAATGATGCCAACAGTTTAATTGCTATAAGCGAGGCCTCCCCTAGCTTGTATTTATTTACTTTCATAAATAATATGGACTATTCCTTAAGTTATCATTGAGAATTGCTAGTTCTCTCAAACCCATTCCATTATAGTCTCTGAACCTTCTCCATATACTTGCATTATCGTATTTAGGAGTTTGGCTGCAGATTATCCAATCTTTTTCGTTATTACTGTGCTCTAGGTCATTACCCCGAGTATTTGAAATGCTTTCGCATAACAAAGTAGTAGAAAAAGCTCTAAGGATGTTCCCGCAATTTTGAAATGTTGCCTCTTTTTTAAATAGTCATAAAGAGACTAGCTGGTTATATGATGCAATTAACCAATAATTGCATATTTGCTTTACACTGTTTATCCATGTTAGATAGCAAATAACTAACATGGCAGCCAACTGTTTGGCACAGGAGGATTTTATGCCAGACATAATTCTTAAAACATTGTAGTTCGTTGCATAAACACGAACCTTGGCAGTCTTGGTACCTTCAACGGTGGCATTGGAGAGAACAAGCTGTAGAGTTGCATTATCAATGCGACTGAAGTTGCACGTCCCTGATGGTTGATGCTCCTCGGGGCGCAGGGCGAAGGAATATACATTTATACCCTCATCCGGGCAGCGGGTGTGCGCCTGGTAGGGCTGCACCCAACTGAAATATGAACCTTCACGTTCAGAGAAGCGATCTTGTCCGTTAAGCTGTAGTTTAGCTGTGATGACGGGGTTCTGTCCCCAGCAGTGGAGATCAAGAGAAGTTTCTGTGAGAACGAAAGTGCCTGCATCAGAGACAGTGGATCCGCCATTATGGAATCCGGGTACATTGACATTGGAGAGTTGAGAGAGGATAGGGTCAGAGGAGATATAGTCAGCCGGGAGTTGGATATTGGGTCCTCCCATATTAGGTTCATTGTAGGGATTAGAAGAACCGTGCCAGTATCCAGAAAATCCAAATGGAATATCAAGTGCTCCGGCATCCTGGAATAGACCTTGGGCATCAATGAATGCACCCTGACCAGCTACTTCAGCAGGGCCTCCAAAGGCATGGATTGCATTAGGGAGAGCATCAATAGCATCAGTGTAGTTAAAGGGCTGTGCACCAAGAACTTTGTATAGAAGAGCATCGCATACTAGAGACGAGCAATAATCTACATTCTGATCAGGCTGAACTACCCAAATGAGTTCCTTTACAGGGTGATTAAAGTTTAGTTTAATCTTGTTGGAGGATGATCCAACACTTTCATCACCTGTGAATTGGAGCTGCTGAATGAGATATTCATGAGGATTTTGTGCAAAACGGCGGCGTTCATCGGTATCAAGGAAAACGTAATCAACGTATAGAGATGCAGCAACAAGAGACTGGTTGTATGCAATAGATGCAGGTACTGGACGACCGGGTGCATACTGTGAGCCTGATGTAGGATCCTGGCAACTTAGAGTTGTAACAGCCCATAAACATTCATCAATAGGGCGAAGATCAAGATTGATTTTAACTTCGTGATACTGTAAGGCTATTAAAGGAAGTGAAAGACCAGGATTTGAGTTAAACCAAAACTGGAGAGGAATATATAGGGTCGTTTCAGGGAGAGCGTTACGAGGAGCGCAAACTTGGCGAGGAGCAAGAGAGTCACATGGGCCATCTACCTGAGCAAAAGAAGGATCGGTAATGAATGTAAGTTGAGTTGTATTACCAATCATCTTCCAGTAACCGCGCTGCTGTTCAGCAGTCATTGTCAGCTGATTCCATATATGCATCCAGTCACCGTATTGACGATCAATTCTTTGTCCTCCAATTTCAACTTCAACTTGAGCTATAATCTGTTCTCCTGGGAAATCTAACCAACGAGCATATACACCAGTTCCAGCAGTTGTGGAGTAAGATGATACTCCCATAAGCTGATTAATTTCAGGTAGAGTTACTTGAAGATATGTGCGGTAAGCTAAATCTCCATTACGAGAGATTATGCATGTTACTCGGCGACCAAAATCAGCCTGACCATTAAATGTCTGTTCAATAGATTCAATCGCAAAATTTGTGTATCGGCGATATGTGACCTTCCAAAAAGTAATTTGAGGATTTCCAGTAAGATATACGTCTTGTGCGCCATAGGCTACTAATTGCATTAAACCACCACCCCATTTTAACACCATAAATGGTATTAAATTTTATTTATTTTCATAAATAAATTGGACTATTCCTTAAGTCTTCATTGAAAATTGCTAATTTTCTTAGACCCACTCCATTATAGTCTCTGAACCTTCTCCATATACTTGCATATCGTAGTTAGGAGCTTGGCTGCAGATTATCCAATCCTTTTCGTTATCACTATTCTCCAGGTCATTACCCCGAGTATTTGTCATGCTTTCGCATAACAAAGTAGTAGAAAAGGCTCTAAGGAACTTCCTGCAATTTAGAAATGTCGCCTCTTTTATTTTATTTAAAGAGACTAGCCGATTATATGATGTATTTCATGAATACATATTTGCTTTACACCATTTATCCATATCAGATAGCAAATAACTGATATAGTGGTCGACTGTTAAACACGGGAGGAGGATCTATGTTTGATTATAAACTTACTAAAGAAAAAAATTTTTTATTTTTACTTAAATTAATTATTTATTTTAATAAATAAATAACTATTATTTATTTATTAATTTAACTTACTTACAATGTTAATTCAAATTATAAATAAATACTTTTTAGACCTTTTTCACATTAAGAAACGACATTAGAAGGCATTTGGAGTTAGAATGTTAAAGGCTTTTCAGAGTTGTCGTAATGTTTTCTGTAAATGATTTTTGAAAATATTTTATTTGCTAAATAAATCAGAAAATAAAAACTTCATTTTTCTAAATAAAACCGGTATTATATAGTATACCAGTTATGCTAACAAAATATTAATTTATTTTCTAAATAAATTAACTATAAAATAAAGGTTATATTATGTGAAATTTCTCTCTTTTATCCTGATATTCTTCTATACCATATAATGATATAAACTTCATTTGACGAAGAACCCATTCACGACTATAACCATTATGCGTATATCCTAAAATAGAGTATTTTTTAATGAATTTATCAATATAAGATAATTCAGGCGAATTATTTTTAGGTGAAATATAGTTATTTTTCATCCAACTCCATAGTTTTAGGGAAGTTATAGCAAAGTATGCATTTTGTAATATAATTTTTTCTTTAGGATTATAAATAAAATTAAAATCATCCATTCATTTATATAATATTTAAAATACAATATTTAGAATAAAGTTTAGATTTATTTTATATTTTTATTTTAAATTCTAAAAAAATTTTTATATTTTGTTAATATATACTAATGTCTCATACACGTCGCCATCATCGTAAAGGGTCTCGTCGCCATCATCGTAAAGGGTCTCGTCGCGCTAGTCCCCGTTCAATGAGAATGGGTAGTTCTTTAGGTTTAGGTAGGAGTATGGGATTAGGTAGAAGTATGGGATTAGGTAGAAGTATGGGATTAGGTATGGGTATGGGCAAGGGTAAATCTGCATCTATGCGTAGAGCTATGTCTTCCGCATCATCAATGTTTGGGGGTCGTCGTCGCAGGCATAAGCGTCATGGACGCCGAACTAGACGTCACACAAGACGCCATCGTCGCCATCGTTAAATAATATGATATTGTTATCTTTACTAAAGAGATGGTTCACGAATGAACTTTACATTTAATGTAAAAATCAACAGAAGTATACTTCGTAAGAAAATAATAAATAATTTTCTATTATTTTCTAAAAATATTTTTTACTCTATTGTATACAGCAAATTTTCTTACTATATCGTAAAACTCAAAAGAATACTTCATAAAAATCTTATACTGTAGATATATACGCCCAATCAAGAGATTTGCACATTGCGCACCATAATAGATCTTGTTCAACTATTTTCATACGGTCTCTGAGAAGAGGAATAAACTCCAAGTATTTAGTTTCTCCTAATAATTCACATAATTTATATAAAACATAATAATAATTTAAAAAATTTACACGATGGTCTGGTACATTTTTATAAAATGCTGTTTGTATTTCATTAAACAAATTACAAAGAGTCTCTTCTAACTCTACTGGCATTGTAATTGGTGGAATACCTAATTTATTTTTAATATAACTTATATGTTCATAATATTTATTGTATCCTAATTTTTTCAATATTTCTTTGGTTTTGGCATGTGTCAATTTATCAATACCAATACGCTCTTTTTTTAATTGATATTTAATATTATCTATAATTTCATCTGAAATTTGAGTTGTTTCTTTACCTTGGAATTGTGATAAGACCTCCTTAAAATGATTTATTTTTTTATATGCATAAAAACACATTTCTTTTGGGGGTTCTTTATAAGAATTTTTTTCATTTTCTATTAAGAATGAAACACCTTTAAAACAGACATTGCAAACCATAAGACCTTCGTCCTCAACTACTATCAATTCTCCTTTAGAACAAAATTGACAAATATCAGACTGAAAAATAAAATGAGATACATCTAAGAAACTTTCATCAATATTATATAAATATTTTTGGACAATATTTTTATTTTCATTATCTTTCTTAGATATTTCATCATCCTCTTGTTTAATTTTAAAAAAATCATTCACCTTATTTGTAACTATTTTTGTGTTTT